ATGGCCGTACTGCCGTATCTTGGTTTTCGCCACATTACAGGGGTTAAACAATGGGAGCCATTAGCCAAAGCAAGATACATGGAGCAAATATTTAATCTAACAGACCCTTTATTATCTCCTAATGATAAATACATTGAAGTTGCACGAACAATTGGTAGCCGAAAAGATCATATAAAAAGAAATTTAGATGCTTTAGCCGTTTTCAAATTAATTGATGGAAATGGGTACTTTGATATAGCCGATCTCGATGAGGAAAGTATAAAGTTTGCTGTTCTCTCAACAGCTTTAGCTGATGAACGTATCGGGGGGTTTGTGGGTGTCACTTCACAAGTATCTGGCGCACCAGTATCTAATGATCCTATTGTAAACCAAGGTATTTTAAACTACGAACATGTAAAAGAGCTCACTCACTGGCTGTACGAAAAAGACAGTAAAGGCAGAACAAAAGTTGGCGAGTCTAGAAACATTAAAGACCTTGCAGCCGTTGTGACAAATGAAAGTGCTTTAACACATTTCCGAAACGGCGCATCTTTAAAACTTGCGTATGAGATGACAGGCAAGACTGTTGAAGACTTCATGGAACTAATGCTTAATGCAGAAAACAGCTTACGTGAAGCTGCCGGGATAGTAGCAACCGTACAATACGAAGCTAATGCTGTAGAATCAGCAAAACGTATGAATGCCCATATTAAGCTCATTCACTCTGCATTAATAGGTAAGCTGAATGACATCGATGACCTCATTTAATATTGGAGAATTGCAAGTTGGCACACCTCATTTGATGGCCGACTTAGCGGAACTGCTTTTATTACTCGACTTTAATGGACGAAAAACCATTCATCGTAATGAGCTGATGTCTATAATTTCTCAGGAAGCGACAAGTGTTGAAACCATAGATGCAGACTTGTTAGATGAAGCAAGAGAAAATGACGCAGAAAGTCATGACGCACTTGAACGAAAAATAGATTTCATATGGACTCAACTGGAATATAGAGAATCATCTTTTAAAGATGTTTACCCTTACATCGTTGATGGTGATGAGCTCATCATGCTAGAAACATTAACCGATGTGCAGAAAATTTATTGTTTTCTTACATGCTGTTCAAGGTTACGTTCATTTAGCGCATTTAGCCATTTCGGAAGCATTAGTCAGAAATGGGCAAAATATTTTACCTATCTATGTAAAGAGGCTGTTAAAGCCTTAGCCCCTGCTGGTAAAAGAACTTCAGTAAGAATATTTGATGTTGGCTCACCTGATCGAGCAGCCTATTATGGAACTGATTTAAGACAAGCCCTCCCAGTTTTAGGGAGAGATCTAGGAGTAATCAGTAATAATAATGAAAACTGCAACCAGACTAGTTCCGGGGATGGTGGGTTTGATATAATAGTAGACTATGGATTCGATGATAACCTTACTTCTAACTTTGGTATACTGGGCCAATGCGGAGCACAAGAAACTGAATGGCCTTCAAAAGTGTTAGAGTCGCACTCAATTAATCTTAGACATTATTTCCAGACTAACTATGATCTTCCATCTGTAATGTTCACCCCTGTTTTTTATAAACAGTCAAATGGTCGATGGGTTAACGAACGCCATACAAATGGTATTTTACTGTTAGATCGACAAAGGATTATAAATCTTATTCTCGACATGTCTTATGAGAAAAAGATAACGCAATCCCCATGGTTTATAAATTTTGAGATATCCTTATCTCATATGCATTACTCGATATATTAGCCCCAAATATCAGGTAATGCTTTTGCAACCGCCTCGAATAAAGGAGGCGGTACAGCATTTCCAACAACTGTATATTTCATGTTCATAGAAGCACGTTCTGTATCTGGGAACATCAGATTTCCAAATCCTTGCAAATGTGCAGCTTCACGAAAACTGAATCTACGGGCTGGGGACTCTGAAGTAAATTGCCATTTATCTGGACCTAACTTCTCTAACATAGGGCTGATTGGGTGAAGTGGCATATGTCTTGGGTTGGCAACAATCGTTTTAGATACCTGATCCCAATTTTGACGCCGATTTCTAGATAAATAATACCAATGAAAATCAGCATCATAAAACTCGCCGACAGGCCAATCTGGTAGTGAACCGATTGCATCTCTAATTGTGATAAATGGCTTAAGGCCTTCACCATATGAAGCGCTGGGAAATGTAAAATCCAACCCAAATTTTTCATGTATGCCAACGATGAAAATGCGCTTACGGTCCTGAGCGACACCAAAATGTGAGGCATTTAGAATCTGAGACTTAACTCTATAGCCAGCCTCTTCGAAAACTTTAAACTGATCTTTCAGCAAATGCTCAAAGTTGCTTCGCACCATACCAGAAACATTTTCGACTATGAACGCTTTAGGCTTAACGATTCTAAGAGCCCTAGCGAATTCTAAGTACAGCGTGTTAATTTTTCTGTCCGCTTTTCGAACCCCACCTTGGCTAAACCCCTGACAGGGGTAGCAACCGACTAGCAGATCGGCAGATGGAAACGATTCGATAGCAGAAACATCCCCCAAAACGTAATCGGTTTCAGGGTGGTTAGCCAAGTACACATCTCGGGCGTAAGGTAGAATGTCATTTGCCATGAGCACATCGAACCCTGCTCTCAATACTCCAGCATCAGAACCACCACACCCAGAAAAAAGCGACACTACAGTTGGCATTGACCCCTCCTAAAAACCGACCGCGCATTATAGCGAAACAGGCCTCAGAAAAAAGCAAGATTTCACCAAGGCTTGATATTCTCACGTTTTAGTAACTGTGGCCATATTCAAAGGGAAAAATATCGAATTTATTTAGTCATTAATTTTCAATGGGTTTAGCTGAAAAAACTATTGAAAACGAACTATTTTTCATCAAGTTCCCTTTAGCAAGCTCAGCTATCAGTCCGAGCGCAATTTCACGGTCTCTTTCCTGACAAGTACCTTCAGCAGTTAGACGTGCAATCATCTCGACCCGCTCAATCATAACGTGCTCGTTTAGCTCTCTTTCCACAAAACCTCCATTGCGAAACACTGTATAAACATACAGTAACACAAATTAGCAAAAGGTGTGAAGAAAAAAGACGGCGTAATACACTGTATGTACATGATATGGATGACTATTAACGGTCAAAATTTCGTTAACAGCTCAGCCAAAGCTGCAACACGATTAAGGATTTCCCTGGCTTTAGCCTGATGGGAGGACGATGCTGAAAATATTTCTCCTTTGGCCGTTCCGCGTAACCATTTGCCATCAAAACAACTTTTACCACCGACCATCAGGTGAAGGGCTTCACCTCGGCTGATTGTGATTCCGGTAGTCAAATGTATCTCGTCGATAGTTTTCGCTATAGCTGCGTTTTGCTCACCCGTCCCGTGGATGAATTTTCGCCGTATTGTCGGCTTTTGCTTTCTGAGCCGATTCGTTAGCTCCCGTCTTTCACGCCGACTCAGGGATTTTGATATATCGAGCTCCGGTGGATCGCTTTCGCTTCCCGTACAGTTATTGACAGAACTCCGAGAGGGCGCGGTTGCGCCCTTAACGTCAACGGCCAATTCAACGGCACGCTTCGGCACAATCTTCCACTGTGTCAGGCGCGTTAAAATAGGGGTGCCAGCTCCGACCTCAGAATCGTAAACACCACGAATACAAACCGTTTCCTCCCCATACTGATTAAACTCATCACGCGATTCGTATAACGTACGCACCTGCAGATCGTCACGGCGAACAAAAGGGCCACCCTGAGCATTGACATAACCGGCCCAATCGCCAGCATCAGCGGCATCATGCACAGCAGCAAACTCCACGCTCAGGCCGTGCGCTGTCTCTGTATCAGCGAGGCGACGCAATTCACGGTAAACCGTCACTGGCGCACCGCCGATAAACTGAAACTGACGGATATGCCAGCGAGCCGCCCACGCAGAAACAGCGGGTGCAGTCTCTTTGAGTAACTCACCGCTTTCGTCATCGGTCTCGCCATCAAGGGCGTAACCGTCAATATTCTTAGAGATGTATTTAGCGACATAGCCGGTCGCACTGCCTTTCTCGGGGTCAATCGCTTCGGCGTGAAAGCGTGCTTTTTTTGCTTTGTCGCTTTTCAGCTCATGACTATCTTCGTGCCACGCGTAATCACGAATGACGCGGCGAACACGTTCGACATCCTCCGGCAGCATAAACATAAGCATGTGCCAGTGAGGGGTCGCATCATGATGCGGTTCGGCGACACGGATACCGAAAATGCGGATTTCTTCCCTATGCAGTTTCGCCCTAATGCGCGCCCAAAGACTGGTGAAATAACCCTGCGTATCTGACGGGCTAGCTCCTTTCCATTTGCTGTTACGGTATCCCGCTTTGGTCGTGGCGTGATATTTGGACGGCGCAGTGAGTGTGTAAAATTCGCCGACATAGCCGAGGTCATTGCAGATGTTCTCGAAACCCCGAATACGTGTCATGAGCTCGCAACGACGGATCGCAGGATTGGCGACCGAGCCGTCATATTTTTCAATCAAGCTAATCCGGTTGCCTTCTTCATCCTCAAGCTCAAGCCCCTTTAGAAACTCACGCGTCCGTCGCTTTTGTTCGCGCCAGTCGGTTACGCAGTTTTTGCTCGCGTAGACATGTTTTTTCTTGCTTACGTTACCAACAGCGATTTGCAGATGTTCGCGCCACGCAGACGCCACACGACGTAAGCGGCCACGCCACCATGTTTCGGTAAACATACGGATCACTGCTGGAGCAATGTCATTTTTATCAAAATATTTCTTTGTCACGCGATCCCAATGAGGAGGGGTGACATTAAATTGTTGAGAGATATAACCGGCATGCATGTACCAGGTATAAAGCGTCTTGAGCTCACCAAACCCAGCGTCGTCGATATTTGCCAGCTCTGAACGGATGAAATTCGCAATATCACCGGCCAGCAGATCGATATCGGCGCGCGACATATCCGGGAGTCGGTTAAATCTGGCAATCATATTAACCATGCGTGACGCCAGATATTGCATTAACCGCGTATCAAAATGACCACCGAAAACAGCAGCAGAAACGTCGCTTTTGATTCCGGTACATTCATATTTTTTTGCGACCAGTTCGAGACGCGGCAATGCCTTTTTGCAAAAGCTGATTAAAAAAGCATTGGCTCGTTCACTGCCTTGCGTTTGTTCCAGCACGGTAGCCGTGCGATTAACCTCAAAGCGCACACACTCCGGCTGATGCGCAAGCGCCTTTCGGGCATGCAGCAAAGCCGCGAACATTCTGTCGCGGCGGTGCTGTTGCTCATAGGTGAGATATGGGCTGACTACTGCCGCCCGTGGAGCATTCCACGGGTAAGCGTATGCACTATTAGTCATCCGCTGACGCCGGTGTAATCGTGAGCGCCTGCCAAGTCAAATCCAATCCATAAATACGGTGTATTGACTGCAATTATTTCCGATGCAGACTTACTTTCTCCGGCAGCTACTCCCATGCTGCGCTTTGCCGTAATTTGATGGAGCTGGAAGTCGCGATAAAGATAACGAATCAGCGCAGTGTCGCTATTTGATGCAACAACCGAACCTCCATTATTTACGTGGTCACATAGCAATGCTGACAGCGTTCCTTGGTCTTCCGTCGTAAAGCCAGCAGAGTGATACTGGCTAAAGGTGCCATCATAGGGCGGGTCACAATAGACGACATCCCCACTGCGCAGCATTGTGAGTGTTTCGTAATAACCGGCACAAATGAATGTTGCGCGTACAGCCTTTTCCGCAAAGGTTAATATTTCAGCGTGAGGGAAATAAGGCTTTGCATAATTCCCATAGGGCACATTAAACCCACCACTTTTGTTATACCGGCATAGCCCTCTATAACAGTGACGGTTGAGATAAAGAAATGCAGCGGCGCGCCAAGCGTTGCCACACGATTTACTGTGATTAAAGGTGTGGCGTATACGCCTGAAATCATCTTCGCTGTTTTGCCTAAATAGCCCGCTTGCGATGAAAATGAAAAATTCAGGGTCTTCTTTAATCTGCTGGTACATGTTGATTAAATCGGGGTTAATGTCAGCTACCAAGTAAGCCGGATAATCGGTAGCCATCATCACAGAGCAAGAACCTGCGAAGGGCTCAACCAGCCGCGGGACGTTAGAGGGAAAGTGCTTGAGAAGCTGGGGCATGATGCCGGTCTTGTTTCCAGCCCACTTCAATATAGTGCTCATACCGCACCGCCTTGCACATCTGTCCGATGATTCCAATCTGCCGCAGCCGCTTCTTTCGTTTCATACCAGCCACTCCCGGCATAATTTCCTACTGGCCCGTTCATCAGTTCGCATGAGCATTCGGTACACGCAGGGGAATAAACCCTTTTATCTGACATGATCTGTTCACTGACCGAGTCAAAATGCGCTTCTGAACCGCAGAACGGACAAGGCAGTAATTTGAGCTGGCTTTCGATAGCGATATCCATTGAGTCGGCCATTAGTGCAATTCCATGGATTCATTTTCATAACGTGCAGCCTCACCGCGCAGCAGCTCAGCCACTTCAAAAGAGGTCATGCGCTTGTTTGCGATATGCACTGCCAAAGCCTCAAGCCGTACAGAAACCGCTGCGGCGCGCGCTTTACGCTCTTCTTTCTTGGCTATATCAATCACAGCCATCAGAGGATCGTTTTCGGGGATAAACATTTTTGGTTGTTCTTTTTGCATGGTCTTTCTCCTGATTTTTGGCAAAAGAGTGCCCGGCGGGTTTACGCCATTTAATTACTCGGGTTAATTAGCTGTAGCCGATAACGCGGACTGGTTTTTGTTTTAGCTGTGTGACCATTTCAGCCTGCAGATTCAGGCGAAATTCTTTACAACAATCCCAATTTGGATCAACACGGAAAATTGCTCCATCACGGGTTTTGATTTCGAAACCATCTTCCATATTTGGAATAACAGCACCGAGGATAATTCGAAGTTCATCACGCGACATGTTTCATCCTTTTCAAAATAAAATGAGCAATACGAATGATTAAATTGGCTTGTAGTGTGGCTTTTTTACCTGTCAGCCCATTTAATAATTCGGACTGATTGCGGCTTGGATGCCAGCGCTTACCATCCTTTCCCATTATCCAACCGTGACCGTAGTGCATGGCCGGGCTTTGCTTCACGAGCAGAGATGCGAAAGACGGTTCTTTTTTCAACATATCCACCTCACATGAGCCCGAAAGAAGCACCGAGGCCGCTCACGGTATCAACCGCGCTAGCCATTGCTGGATTAGCTTGAAGTCGAGCCTGTAACGCAAGGGCAGTAAGCGACAACATGCGAATGCCAGCATTAACGCTTTCAATCATGTTGCTCTTACGGCAAGGGGTAAGTCGTTCCGTAGAAACAGCACCGCTCGCCAGATCGCCGAGTTCACTCATGGCGCGCATGACATATGACTGCAATTTATCTTTAGCAAGCTCATTAACCGGCACGCATGGCAGACAATGAATCTGCGCCAGAAAACCATCAACGAGGATTGAGTCTTCTGTCAGGTCAGTCAGCAGCCATAACTCAGGCGGTGTGAACTGGTGAGGCTGTTCCGGGTTTAGCTTGTTGCGTAACGTCTGAACATTCATACCCGCACGCTCGGCCAGTTTTGCCATGTTGTGGCGCTGCGCAAAAACACGGCACGCTTCGTCAAAGTGGGGATGTTTGGAAACCTGAAAATCAAACATGCTGCATCCTTAAAATTCACATAAAGTGAATTACATGCCGATTACGAGTTGAAAACGGGAATGACCCAACGCTTTACGCAACTGATCTTCTTTCCAACGAGCGTAATAAATGCGAACTGGCCCACCGGCTTTCTTGCAGCCTTTACGGATTTTGCGTGGTTCGATTGGCACACACGGGTTATCACCTGTTGTCCAACGATAAGCGGTACGTTCCGAGACCCCTTCAAGCTCCGCAAACTGCTGCAGAGACACCATAGGGGCAGGAATTTTGAAGATTGCGATTTCGGAAGCCATGTTGCATCATTCCCCTTTTGCCAATATTTGCCAAATGGTTGCCAACGTTTGCCAACGTTTGCCACTAATTGCCACCATTGAGAGCGATACTAATATTAATTTTAGTATCGCGCAACATTAGGATTCCAATTTTAATGCTAGATGCCAATTTTAATAACGAAGCGTTACTAAATAGGATATGCGAGGTTTACGGGTTTACTCAGAAAATCCAACTTGCCAACCACTTTAAAATCGCAGCCAGCTCCCTACAAAACCGCTATACACGGGGAAACATGTCTTATGACTTCGCGGTGCACTGCGCGCTTGAAACGGGCGCAGATCTACGCTGGTTAATGACAGGAGAAGGAGATAAAAATCTTTCAGCCGATGAATCCACATCTTCACATGAGTTACCTTATTTCACTTTAAGTGAAGGAGGCCTTGTTAACATTGGTTTTATACGCCTCGATAGCCAGCTTTTCGGTAAACAACTGAAAAATGCGATCTGTATCAAACACGAAAAAAGTAGCTACATCACTGAAAGAGATGCATCCCTAGCTGATGGTCAATGGATTGTCGATGTTGAAGGAGCAATTAGCCTGCGCGATCTAACGGTTCTTCCCGGTAAAAGGCTACACGTAGCAGGTGGTAAAGTTCCTTTTGAATGCGGGATTGATGAAATTAAAACGATTGGCCGCGTGATAGGTGTTTACAGCGAGGTAAATTGATGGCCGTCCGTAAAAATTCCGCTGGGGGTTGGATCTGCGAGCTTTACCCGAATGGAGCAAAAGGTAAACGCATTAGAAAGAAATTCGCAACGAAAGGTGAGGCTTTAGCTTTCGAGCAGCACACCGTACAAAATCCGTGGCAAGCAGAGAATGAAGATCGGCGCACACTAAAAGAGCTTGTTGATTCATGGTTTAGCGCCCACGGAATTACCCTTAAAGATGGCCTTAAACGTCAGCTAGCCATGCACCATGCTTTTGACTGCATGGGGGAACCTTTAGCACGTGATTTCGATGCTCAAATGTTTTCCCGATATCGAGAGAAACGTCTTAAAGGGGATTATGCTCGCTCAAATAGAGTGAAAGAAGTATCGCCACGTACTCTAAATCTTGAGCTCGCATATTTCCGAGCGGTATTTAATGAGCTAAGTCGCCTCGGTGAGTGGAAAGGCGAAAATCCGCTAAAAAATATGCGCCCCTTCCGCACAGAAGAAATAGAAATGGCCTGGCTAACTCAAGACCAGATCGCAATGCTACTTTCAGAATGTAAACGCCATGACAATAAAGACCTTGTTACGGTAGTAACGGTTTGCCTTGCCACTGGCGCGCGCTGGTCTGAGGCTGAAGGTCTCAAAAAGTCTCAGTTATCAGAATACAAGATCACCTTTACTAAAACGAAAGGTAAGAAAAATCGAACGGTTCCGATTAGCCAGGAGCTTTATCGGGTTTTAGCAGAAGATAAGAAGGCCAAACTTTTCAACGATTGTTATGGCGCGTTTCGTGCAGCCCTAGAAAGAACCGGAATCGAACTGCCTGCTGGTCAGCTTACTCATGTTTTACGGCACACCTTCGCCAGCCACTTTATGATGAATGGTGGCAATATTTTAGTATTACAGCGAGTGCTCGGTCATACTGATATAAAAATGACTATGCGCTATGCGCACTTTGCCCCAGAGCATTTAGAGGACGCTGTGAAACTAAATCCTCTGGCAAAGAGTGGCGATAAAATGGCGATATAG